ATCCATATCTGAAAATAAAATCATTTCCTTTGGTAATTTAACAATAATCTCTTCTTCTTCATATTCAAAATCACCATAAATACCAGCATATGCCCTATATAGTTCATAATCAGCAGCACTACCAAATGTTCGAATTAATCTACCCAGTGAACCACTAAAAGTGGGGTCATCACACTTCCAACATCTAAAAGCCCTTTTTTCACAATTAATATCTAAGTTGTATTTCCCATCTGGTTGTGATAAATTATCCCTCTCTTGACATTTAGGACAATTAACCTGTAATTGATTACTATAACCAATACCTTTAACATCACCAAAGATGTTCTCAATTATACTATGAAATTCATTTCCAATTATGTTCATTACTTATATATTAACTAAATGGGGATTAATTAAAATCGTCCATTATTAAAATTAAACTCTCCTATATTTATCCAAAAATGGAAATCTGCTTACCATATTGACTAATAAATGTGGTATATTAGCCATTGTCCATTTTTGCCCTTGGGGGTTATTACCCATTAGGTTATTCTGTAATTCCAGAAATAGTGAAATAATCTCATTAATAACCTGATTATCAGTTTCACCATTACTATTAACCAAATCATAAACCTCAGTTAATTCATCAGTAAGTAATTTATTTTCTTGTGTTAATAAATCAACTTGTTCTTGTAACCACTCTAAACTATTGGGGTCACTATTATTAACTTCGATATCAGGTTCTAATTCAGGTTTTTCAATTTCATGAGTAACATTTTTTATTATCTCACTAACCATATTTTTTGTAATATCAATAGGGTTTTCACTATCAATAATTTTAACCTCTTTTTTTACAACATCAGCTTTAGGTTTAGTTGTATTTAATTTTTGTGTTGTTTGTTTTCCCTTAGCTAAAGCGGAAAAGTTTTTTTTTGCAGTCATAATTTTATATTATTATTCTATTATTAAATTTGCATTTAAATGTGCAATCATACCACTATTAGCATTCCATATAAAAGCCTCACCAGCTTTAGTTGACCCAACAAAACCTTTTTTATGATGCCATTCTTCAGTACCTGTTAGACTTGATAAGTACCTTACAGTTACACCCAAATCTTCATTGGTCATCCTACTTTTATCTAAAACAGTAAATTTAACATCTCTTTTTCTATGTATGTGACCAACATGCCATTCATGATAATCTGTATCGGTCCAATGAACTTTTGATTCTAAATCACTTGCCATTAACAATGGTAATGATGCTTCTTTTTCTTCACTACCATGTGTATATCCTAATAACACTTTTCCAAACCTATAATATTTTCTTGGTGATGCACCATTGTTAATATTAACATTAGTATCGTCATTAAACCATGCTGATAAGAAAGCACCTAAATAGTAACTACGTTGAAAATCATGATTACCAGGTATTACTATCACATCAACGGGTTTACCAGTACTTCTTAATAAATATATTGCATCAACCAATAATCTAGTACCAACATCAAATGTTTTTTGCCATCTTAAATCTTCATCTTGTGGTGTACCTTGAGTTGTTGTGTTTAATATGGTATCTGAATTAAAAAAATCACTACCAATTGGAAATAATATTTTTGAGTATTCAAATCCTTTTGAATGATTAATCAAATCACTAATTGTTTTCAAATATCTACTTTTAGCTATTTTAGTATCATAATTCTCACCAGTTTCACCACCCCATGCTAATTTACCTAAATGTAAATCAAAAAGAGTTACTTCAAAAATATTATCTGAACCATTATCAACAACACTTTCACTATAAAATGTTGGTGGGTTATAGTCACCAATCATTTCTTTAAATAATTCACCAATGGCTTTTTCTTGAACAAATTTCAAGTTTTTCTCTAACTTTGCTTTAACTTGAAAATTTTGAATTGTTTCAGGTTGTTTATTTTGCCAGCTAGTAACATCCCATTTATTTACTAGGAAATCCTTTACTTTCCAAATTTCAGTATCAACTTTTGTCATTAATAATAAATCATCAAGGGTTTTAATATGGTCTTTAGAATATGATGATTTTAATGGGTATGTAATTTCAACATCTTTATATTGTCCATTAGGGGATTCGATAACAGTAATTTTCTCATTACAAACATTTTTACATTCAACCGATGGTGGTGTATTTGTTAATTCTATTGGGGTATTGTATGTTTGGGAATATAAATCATATGTATCGTTAAATAATGAAAATAAATCATCCTCAAGTAAACCAAGGTTATATTTTTCATAAACAGCCTTCTTAACATTTTTAACATACGTATCAGCGTATCCAAATTTTATACTTGCATCAGAAACCGATGTTTTATTTTCAATAGCATAATTAATTACATTAATTGCCTTTTCAATTCTTTCTCTTGTCATTCTTTTTATTTTAAATTTTAATAATAATTAACGAAATACAAAATTACTATTAATTATTTACAAAGTCAAGTGATTTTCACAATTTTTTAAAAAAATAATACTTTTTTCGATTTGTTCACATTCATTTAAAAAAAATAACTCATTATTAATGTCTAATTCAAACCATTCACCTTCTCTATGACAATGTGAAAATCTTTTATGTAGAAAACTTTCAATTTGATAAGGGTATTCAGTTTTAAACACCGTAATTAATTTTAATGTTACAGGATTACCTGTTTGTAATTGTTTAATTCTTTTTTTAGGATTTTTTGAAACCCCTATCTTATAAAAACCGTTTTCCAATGATTGGATTAAATACACGTTTTTCATTATTTTAATATACCCATTCTTTTTAATCCAGCGTAACCCACACAATATGAGTCACTTAGGTCATAGCACATCTCATGAATTTCATCAGGTTTATTTTTTTTATAAAACCATTCAATTTGTGGTTCTAATTTAGCAACCTTTTCCCATATGTATTGTTTTTTTCTATCAATATATTCTTTTGGAAAGGATAGTGTTTCTAGTTTCTCACCCTTTTTATTATATTTAACATGGATTAACTCAGGACAAAATATTTTTCTAGAATCGTGAACACTAATTTTAACAGGTAAAATCCCAAACGATTTAAATAATATAAAGCGACAAATACCATTAAAACCAAATAATAATGCAGCAGTACTTGGATTAACACTTCCACCAAGGGGTTCTTCAACTATTATATCAACCAACTCACCATTATATTCTGACTCAAGCCTATTTTTAAAACTTTCAACATATTCTCTAAAGATTTCAGATTTAAATATTTCTCTATCCTCAACAATAATATTTTTTGATAATTTTAATTCTAAATGCTTTAGCTCAATTAATTTACCATTTACATCCCATAACGCACACCCAATATTGGTGGTACTTATATCTAATGACCAAATAAATTTATTCATAGTTTTTATTTTTTATCATTAAAATTTTCAATCATTTCATGTATTTGTTTTGGATTGTATAGGTATAGTGTTACTAGTTCTTCTACAACACCACCAATTTTCATATTTCTACCTCTACAAAAAACTTTTAACCTTTGATGTAAATTACCATCAATTATAATTGATTTTGATTTATTTTCTTCCATTTTATTTATTATTAATTTATGTTATTTATAATAAATACTAAGAAAATATAAAAAATTATAAAAAAATCATTTTTTTTATTAAAAATCAATATTAAACACAATTGTTCTTGATAATGTTGAATCTTTAACGATTGGGTTATTTAATTTTCCAATCCCAACTAGGTTATTATCATCATCATAAATACCCACTTCAGTAATAATAACTGATTCATTTCCATTCCACGTATTGTTTGTTGATGAATTATATTCATTCATATTTAATTGGATTGCAATATCTGTTGTATATGCAACCGCTTTAATTTCAGTTTCAACATTACCTAGAAAAAATGTTTCATCACCAAATGATAATCCGTTAGATGTATTAAGAGTTGAATAATTAATATACTCGTTTAGATTATATATTGGATATTGATTGTAATCATTAAGTGGTATTTTAAACATTTGATTACACAACTTAGATGGTGTTAATAACTCACCTAATATATGTGTTGGTATTTGATTTGTTAGATTGTATTTTCTCCATAATTTAGAATCAGGTATTACCTCATCCAAACTATTATATGGTTCATTATCAACAATTTGTATTAGGCCATAAATTTTATTTGCTGTAAAGCCAGAACCTTTTAATATATTATCAGATAAAAACTTAAACTCTGATTCATCTGGAAAGTTTAAAACTATTTCTTGAATGTATGGTTGTTCTGTATCTAAAAATAGTTTATTAATATAGTTACAATGAATATATTTACTATTTCCCTCACCTAATGATGTGGTTGGTGGTAATGGTATATTACCACTAGTATTATAATATTTTTGTTCTATTATCTCCTCTTCAATAATCCCAGTTAATGTATTTGGAACTAATAAATATGTTGTAAATATTGTATATCCTTTCATAATTTAAATATTTTAAGTTTGGTTTTGTATTGGTACTGCTCTACTTACAACATTACTTTCATTTGATTGTAAACCAATACTATCAACAGCAATAACCTTATAGCTATATGTTCTTAATGGGATTAATTCATAATCAACATGATTTGTAAACTGTGTAATATCCTCAACCAAAACCCATTCGGTATTAATATTATCCTTTTTATATAAAGCATAACTAATTGGTGTGTTTAGTGTTGTTGATTGACTCCAGGTAATATCAAATGAAAAATTTTCTTCATCAAAAATAGTAATTTCATTCATTATAGGGTCTGTTGGTGGTGGTGGTGTGCAATTAATAGTTATTTCACTAATATTACTATCTTGTGAAATCATATTAAACTCATTCATCGCAACAACTTTATAATAATAGGTAACATCATTAGTTAATTGGTCTTGGATATATTCTCTTGTTGTTAACATATCAGCAATAATTACCCATGATGTATTAATGTTTGTTTTTCTATATAAAATATATTTAATATCAGTTCCACTACCAGTTGATTCTGACCAACTAACGTTAATTTTATTACATTCCAATTCAACAATATCATACATTGTTGGTGCAATTGGTGGTAATGTTGTTTGTACACAAGGGTTACTACCTGCAGTACCTAATAAATAGTTTGGAAGTGTCCACGACCTATTTGATTTATATGACATTGCAAATAATAATTCCTGGTCTTCAATAACAAATATTTTTAACCCATTAAACACCTTACCTACAATATAACCACTATCCTCATCAATTAAATCATAATATTGAATATTTAATGATTTTGTATCACCTGTTAATAACTTTGATTCATTACTTGCAATCAAAACCAAACCTTTTTTTTGAACTGTTGATTTATGCCAAATTAAATCAGGTAACACTAATTTTGTTGTATTTGAATTAAATTCCTCACCATATGTATTATTTGGTGAATTATTACTGTAATGTATTACACCGAGCTTTTTATAATATGGTTTTTGGTTTTGTATATATGAAACAAAAGAACCTAAATCCCTACTTTTAAATGTTGTATATTTTTTATCATTTAATTGAACACCAGTAATTTCATCGGTATATATTATTGATAAATTCCAAAACGGAAATTTTGAAATACCACATTGATAATTTTCAATAAAATTAATAACACTTTGAGATAAATAATCAGTTGGTTCATCAATATCCGAAACATCACTTTTATATACCATAGCACCAGATATACCTGTTGCACCAATACCATAATAGTTTGGAATTTGTCTGTCCACGGTTATACTTATTGTGTTATTACTTAATAAACCAGTTTTATTAATAATTCGATACATTAAATTTTGATTTGGTTCTATGTTATTAACAATATTGTTTGTTGTATCACCAGTAACAGTCCATTTAACATAAATAAAATCACCTATTTCTGGTTCTGAAACACTAACACCATAGTTAATAGATTTCTTTAATTTTATTATTGTACCCCCAGTAACACCACTCATATAAATTGCAATATCAGGTTGTTTAACATGGGTAGACTCTTTAATGTATTCGGTATTATTATTTGTAAAAAACCCTAATGATTCAACATTATTAGTAACATCATAAGACATTGTTGATATTGTTGGTATTTCTTCGAATAAATTAGTTGTTAAATTATCTTTTAAAATATGTGAAATTATATCTGGGTTTTTATCTTTAGGTTTTAAAACACCCAATAAATTTGGTGTATAATTAACATCATTCTTTAAATTTCTTAAAAAATTATAATCAACCTCACTATCACCAATTGAGAAATATTTAAACGTTAGATTACCTGTTGATAATCTTTCTCTACCTTTAGAGGTTAACATAATATTTAATACGATTGGGTCTTCCTTATTTATAAATGCCATATTAGAATTTTATTATAAATACTAAATATTAATTTTCCGTAAAACCTAATGTTGATTTAGTTTTTATTTCACCATACCCAATACCAACATCACTAATAGCATATGCTCTAAAGTAAGTTACCCTACTAGCTTCTAAATCACTTATCGAACCAGCACTACCAATAAAATATTTCTGACCATCAGATAGTGTTGATATTAATGATTTTTTTCTTATAAATTGGTTATTATAAACCAAACAATTATTTGTTGATTGACTAGTATTTTGTGTATATAACACACCATATTCATTAATTGGTTGACTTCCTGAATCATTTAGTTTATTACTACAAAATCTCATACCATTTACAGTAACACAATAAGCACCACCTGTTATAACATCAGGTACTTTTGGTGTCTCTCCTAATGTTATTGTTCTTTTAATATCACCATAAACTGGTATATTATTAACAATACTATATGCTCTATATTCATAAACTGAATTAGAGTCTAACCCATCAATATTAACACTATAACTATTTTGTTCAGGTGAACCATTAATCATACCATAATTTATCCAATCATTCATATCATTCATATTATTTCATTTTATTAATTAGTACCAACATCAGCTTTAACCGAAACTATGTAATTATTTGGGTTTCCAACTTCGAACTCACCAACAATATTAACAACATTTGAAATGTATACTGATGTAGCACTTGATACGCTACTAGTCACCTCCGCACTACTAGTCACCGTAACATCAATATCATCACCATGTTTAACATTAAACATTGGTATTAATCCTGCTTCATATTTAGCCGTTTTATTTAATGTATCATGTTTAAAAATTAAATCATTATTACATGTAACACAAACCATATGATTTAAATCGATATTTGATTTTGGGTGCATTGTATACCAACCCAAGGTTAAACCATAACAATCATTAACACCAACATCATCAACATTAACCGAAACTATTCTAGTATCACTTAATTCAGTTTTATCTGTTGATATTTCATTAAAATAAACTGGGGTTTTACTTAAAATTGAACTATCTTGATGAACTGTAACATATTTAATATCACCAATTAACGGTGTATAACATAACACAGCTTCTCTTTCATAACCAATATTTTTACTAACATATATTGATGTTGAAACACCTGTTGGTGATAGAACTGTTGGTTGTGATGTTGTTAACCAGTTAACACTAGGATTTTTTAAAACCTCATAACTGTTCCAATAGTCCCCACATACTGTTAGATTATTTTCAGATGCATTAAAACTAACATCAATATTATTATCACTAACCTCAAAAATGGTATTGTTTATATTACCAATACATCTATATTGCATACCATATGAACTACTATTTTGGTAGTTAATAAAATCATACCCACCAGTTATAATACCATTTGATAATGGATAACCAAAACTTGTTTTAATTTCAGATGGTATATCTTCCACAGGTATTGATATTTCTAACAAATTATCATAATAATCATACCCATTAGAATTCACATATGCTCTATATTGGTATGTAGAATTATATTCTAGCTCAATATCTATTTCAAAAAAGTCCTCATCAAGAGTATTGGTTATAAGTACATTATTCCAAGAACCCCAAACCACACTTGGTACTTGGTTAAAACCATCATACACTAATTCGAGTTTCCTATATTGAATACCGTATGATATAATTTCATTAATCCCCCTAATGTAATAACCACCAGTATAGATTTTATTTTCTAGTATTGCCGCAGGTATTGTTTCAACATATAACATTCTTTGTGATATCTTAAAAATCGACCCATCATCACCAAGGTACTTATATAAATGTTTACCTCTAGTATCAATTAAACTTCCATTAATTTCAACATTAACACCCCTTCTATACATAAATTTTTGTGGTGTAAATACTGTATTTCTAACCATTAACCCACCTTTTCTTAGAATAATTGTTGCTGGTAATAATTGGTCAACAAACCTATGAAAAAACGTATTATATTTACTTAGAAATGAATATAAGTTATTATAATTATAACCATTTGATAATAATGGATTAGTTATTTCAAGGTTACCCCTTTTTAAGTATTCAACATATAACTTTAATAATGAAGGATACCAACCACCACAAAAATCGGATATTGTTTTTCTATTTCTAACATTAATTAACTTTTTTGTTATCGCTTCAATAAATTCAATAAATGATAAATTTGTAATATCACCTAAACCATAAATATCACGTACAATTGGGTGGAAAACAGTGTTACCACCAACCATATAAAATACACTAATCACCATACCATATCTTATTGTATTTGGTAAAAATAACTCATATGGGTTTTGTGTATTTAAAACATAATCTTTATTTGGTTCTAGTGAAATTCCATCAATTAAAATTTTAATATCACTAGTGTTGGTTGTTTTGTAATTTAAACGATATACATATTTATTTGCTGATATATTGTAATATAATTTATCAGAATTTAAACTATCAACCCTATAAATTTCATTTCTAGCATAAATATCGTTACTACCAACAACATCAACATATGCGATTTGTACCTCAGGATTTTCAATTAAATATAAAATTAAATCTGCATTTTGAATAATTATTAAATTATTATCATAATCAACAATATAATCAGCACTAAATTGTGGTGTTCCCTTTGTTAATGATATACCATTTATGGTTAATTGAATATCACCTTTTGGTTGTCCTGGTAATTCTATTTTAGTCCCTGTTAGATTAGCATTAATTCTAGTTACAACATACCTTACACTAATATCAGTTATTGATGATGTATTTCCTGAATATATAAATGTTGCATGGATAACATCTCTTCTATTACTATTATTAATAGCATAGTTATTATTTAATATTGTAAATGTTTTGGTTGTTTCATCAACAATATAGTCAGTATTTGTTAAACTATCTTCATCATCAATACTTGGTCCGTTTAATAAAATACCATTAAACCTAACCTCTAACGAACCCATAACATTATCTGATACATAATTAGATGGTAATGGGAATGTGTTTTCACTACCCTCATAATTTAATGATAAGTTAACAAATGAATATGGTAATGTATAACCACTTGAATTAGCAATATAATCTTTTTTTAGATATTCATAAACATCAAACTCAATACCTCTTGAAGTATCTAGTGAAATATCAACCTCTTTTGTGTTTATAACCAACCTACTATCTTCTTGTAGGTATTGTGGCATAGTATCATCACTTCTTAATGTAACACCATCTTGACCCCACATTTTCTTATTATCAACAACTCTCTTTAAATTAAAACCAGCTTTACGAAAAACATTCATATATGCTTGACCATTATCAGTATCACCTGATGTTTGAAAATAAAAATTGTTTGTTTCAAGAGGTGCTTTAGGATAACCATTTATATCATATGGTAACGAATTACTTGGGAAATCACTAGCTGTTAATTTTACTGTATTTGGATTTATTTTACCTTCAACAGTATACACATACTCAGTTATATTAATAAATGGTTCAGGGATACCTATCAATAAAAACATTGATTTGATTGATTCACGAGTACCTTTTGTCTTCCAAAAATAATTAGTGTTAATTAAAATTCTTCTCCATAATTCAATATCTATTTCAGATGGCATTAAATCAGTATTTAAATTTCTTTCGTTATCATCAATCGATAAGAAATTCTTAACAAGTTCATCCTCATTCAATAATGAAAAATAATTCCACCCAAAAGTTTTTGACATGTTTTTTATTAACATATCAGGGACATTGTTTATTTTATCATACGAAACTTTATTAATATAAACTAAAGAATCAATAAACACTCTTAATGTATCAAACTCTTTACCATATAACCTAAGTAATTTAGTTATTTTACCATTTTCAGTTAAATCATAAGTTTTAATCGATGTTGGTGATAAATATCTTGCAATTAAATCAGTTTTAACAGCATCGTATTTTGACCCAACAGTTAGTAAACTTTGAAGAAATTGTTGATACGCAACCCCTTTTATTTCAATATTATACCCATCAAATGTGTTCCACAACATCTGTATATCATTATAAACAATGTTACCATTTTCATTTAATTGTGGTTCTTTTAGATTAAAAACAAACCCATTTGGTGTTCTATTCGATACAAAATATCTTTCATATTCTTTTAAATTAAACCTATATGTTTCAAATGAATTAGTATTTGGTTTAATATGAAAATTAATTCTATCATTAATACTAAATGGATTACCAGTAACCTTAAGAGTTAAATAATTTTTATTAGCACTATTACCAGTATATGCAATAATCGGATACCCAACTGTATTAGTATCATTTTTAACCCAAATAACATATTGTTCATATGATAAATTAAGATTTTTCAATTCATTATCACCTAAAACAGTGGTATTACCCTGATTATATATGATACCAAAATCATTAACAATTGCATTTAAATATATCTTAAATGTGGCAACATTTAAACCACTATCATATTGATAATCGTAAAAAGTCTTATTACCATCCCCTGTAATATTATTTGATATATATAAACTACCTGGATAGTTTGTAATAATATTTAAAATACAACATCTAAAATACTCATATGCTGACCCAAAACGTATAAAGGTGTTCATATTAGTATTGTCTAAATTTAAAACTACATTATTGTTTTTTACATCAATTGATTCTGATTGTAATGTGGTAATACCAATAGTATCTAAACTAACCTCTTTAACAAAAGAACTTAATTTATTTGAATAATCAACATATTTTCTATTTTCTAAATTAGTAGTTAAACTAAAATCACCAAATGAAAATATTGTGTTTGATGGTGCATTGTTAAAATTTGAACCACTCGAGTTTGCACCACTAATAACTTTTCTTTTTGCCACAGTAAATAATTTATTATAAATACATAAAATAAAAAATCCTAATTAAGCACTAGGATTTTTTATTTATTTTTAGATTACATCTTCAACAATATTATTAAAATCTTGTGTTATATCAACCGTATTACGTATTTCCCTAACTTCATACAATGGAACATCGGTTGTATCGTCCTTAATATCAAACACATTAAATTGATTTGTAATATTTCTATTAGAATCGTAATGGGTTATAATACCTTTTTGTGTATCTTTTATTTGTTCACCAGCAATAAAATCACTCAAAGTATCAATGGTGTTTTTAACTAAATCAACCTCTAAAACAACTGGTGTAAAAAAGGTATTTGTTAATGTTATTGTTTGACCAAGTACACCGATAAATGGTGTTATGTTTGGTTTAACATCTGATGAACTACTTGGAGTTAATTGTAGAAAAAGTAATGTACCAGCATCATCGAATCTATATCTTTGTGCTTTTTGATTAGGATTACCAACATTTTCAACCGTTACAGACACTTTATTTGATGTAACCACATATCTCATCAAGTTTCTTATTTTATCCCCTGTGGTAGTATCAATATACTCAATACGGTAACCTTGTAATGCATTATTAGTTTTTAAATTTTCAGGTAATGAATTAATATCAAGAACAATACCTTTAACCGTTGGTAGTGCTGATAAAACACCACAATCAATAATAGTACTCACAACAGTTTTTGGTTTTATATATATTGTATACACCCCAATTTTATTAAATATTGATGTTGGTAGTTTTAAGTTATATATACCCTCTAGTAAATCCTCACCACCAGTTGAAATTTCATCATTAGATGGTAAGTAGCAATATTCCATTATTTCTGTTGGATTTAATCTAAACATTTCATTACTTTGTGTATATCTATTAGGGATATAGTTATAAAACATATCAATATCTTCTAATTTTACGTCTGATGGTCTTATTGACCCATATGTTCCTATACTCACTTTACTATTTTTTTATGTATTATTAATTATGTTGTAATAATTACCACCAACAAATGTGACCAAATCACCAATATTATTAATATAATTTAACTGATAACTATCCTCAAAAACCGATATACCTTGTCTATCAATAAATACATCATTGTTAATTTTATGTAATGATATAATCTCATTTTTATTAGGGTCTTTATATATTGGTTGATTGATAAAATTTAAACTAGTGAACCCTTGTGGTTCATATATATTTAGTGTTGTACCTGAAGTATATCCACTATATATACCACCACTGTCAATAATGTCAACATATTTTATTGTATCAATATAATAAACAATATGGGTGTTTACATTTGATAAACCATAATCAACACCATTAATCGATAATGAACTACTGGCAATATATTGATTTTCAAATATATTAGTAACAGCATATTTTTTTAATTCAGTAAGTCTACTATTTGATGTACCCGTTATCATTATGTTGTATTTTTTTTCAACATCAAAACATCAAAAAACCCAAAATCTTTATTATTTGATGTTATTGATATTTTAATGTTATAAAATTTATTTTCATCTGGAATTAAAACAACATTAGTACCCCCATATTTTATATAGTGTGTTAACCCTGTTGTATGATATTCACACATACCAGTACAACCCGTATATTGTGTTGAACCAGTGGTAACTACTTGTTGTATTATTTTTTTAATTTTTTCCATTAATAATTATTCTTTCTTAAAAAAACCTTAATATCCTTTTCAGGATATTTTATTTCAAACATTGAATCGTTATCAGAATATATTGTGTTATTGATTAATTTTATCTCTCCTGTTGATGTACTAATAAGCTCTTGTGATGTGTAATTATTAGAATATCCATTACCAACTTTATTAAACACTTTAATACTTATAATATTAATAACACCATTAGCCTGTAATATTTGATTATTTAGTGGACCGATAAAAATATCTTCATTCATATTATGATTTTTAATATCGAAATAATTTCTCACTAAATTAATAATACTATTAGCTATTTGGTTATTTGAAATATTATCAACATAAACATCAATCTCAAACCCAAGATTAATTATTTTACCATCTTTAATTTCACCAAAATCATTAATTAGTTTATATTGACTTAGATATTCAGATATATTATCTTTTAATATTGAACTACTGGTATTTGATAATTTACCATCAGACCCAATGTTTAACATTGATATCATCACCTTATTGTTTGATTTATATGTTGTAACCCTATATGGTGAACCAAATTTACCTGGCATTTTATAGATTTGTAATAAATAATCATTTAACGTAACATTTCTCATTTGTGCTGAGAAGTTATATTTAATTAATTGTCTTATTTGCTCATTATCCAAACCATCATTACCACCAATAGCAGGTATAACATTGGTGACCTTTATACTTTTCTTTACATTTTGTACATAATCTTGTCTAGACCCATTACAATTAAGTGTGTGTTGCCCCATTTGATTTAAAACATCTTTACCTAAATTAGAACTACTACCACCACCCGTTCTATATTTAACGAATAACGTATAACCTGCTTTTAATTTAACACCTAAAGCAGTGTTACTTAAAAAGTTCTCAAGAAAATATTTGTTATCAACATCATGTTTTAAAAAACCACTTCTAAACGCATCAAAATCAACATCACCACTTCCAAATGTTAATTTACAAAACCCATTTTCAGTATATTCCTTAATGAATTTTTTACTAACATCAAACCATTTACCAACCTTAACACCACTGTTTTCATTATTTTTACTGTTTTCAGTTTTTTCAACAAAAACTCTTTGTTGTGCTAAATAATCAACCTCATAATATCTATATGTTGGATTATTATAATCGCTTTCGGTTGGTGTTAGTGTTAAACCAGAACCTTCCATCAATATAACACTTTGAATTTCTAAAACATCAGAATCTGGTAGTGTTACTGAAAAGAACGGTATCACATCATCATCATTAATAATTCTTCTATATATTGAAGTTCTACCATTTGTAATAATCTCTTTTTTTGTTATATTGTAACTCATAATAATACCGTTTGAATTTAAATTTGGTATTATCTTTCTATTTGAATATCCAAAACTACTTGATGGTGAACTCCAATCGATAACGTCTAAAGTTTCAAACATTTTACCACCACCAGTTATTTGTGCCCCTGGTAATAATACTGGATAGTATGATTCATCAGGACTATCACCCAAAACAGGAACTGTTACGGTTAAATCAACAACCGTTACAGATGGTCTTTTAGGTGGGATGTTAAACCCCATATTTTTTGCAATATTTAAAATTGATGCTCTTTGTTGTGCATATTCTAATTGGGTTTCCTGGAAAACCCTATCGGTTGTCATACTAAGATTATTAGCAACACCAGCATTGATATCAATTAACATTGAACCAACACTTGAATCACTGAAATCAGAAAGTATTTCTGGATATGTTTGAGTTATATAATCATACATATCATTTTTAAATTCACCAAATGTTCGGCTACCGTATTTAATAATATTATCCATGTCTTTATTTTAAAAATTTAAATCTAATTCACCAGTTTCACTAAAAATATCATCACTATAGGTAAATAATATTTTTAAATTTAAACGATTATCTTGCAAGGTATTACCATATTCATCAACATTAGAATAAAAATATATTTTATCAATAGTTATTTTAGGTAAATATCTACTAACCGTTTTTTTTATCTCATCCTCAATTTCAATTTCAGTTATTGAATCATTTTGTTCAAATACAAACTTTAATAAATCACAACCATAATCAGGTTGATAATATCTTTCACCTTTTTGTGTTAATAACAATAATAATAAATTTGATGATACACCATCTTTAGTAATTTCGGTCATTTGTAAAAAATTATTTTTCACTGAATCATCCTCAATTGGAAACTTGATATTTATTGTCATTTTATATTTTTATTATAAATACTATAAAAAAAAATCGCAGTTTCCTGCGATTTTTCCAACATACTAATCTTTTTTTCTTCTACCTCGTTTACCCTTCGAGTTAGCTTTTAACTCATCTTCCTTCTGCTTCTTACTATCGAACAAGCTAATTATTGATTCATGCAACTTAATAATCTCAGCATCACCATATTTACCCAATACACCAGTATATGTGTTAAAGTTAGGTTTATCGATTGATAGTGCATCAGTTTCACTAATTTTAACACCAGCCAAAACCTCATCAATCGCTATAGATTGCATATCCTCAGGTAACCCAAAGAAAATTTCCTCATTAACAATCAATACAAAATTAACACCCTCAGCTAACAATTCTAAAATTTCACTAGCTTTTACCAATTTAAACAATTCTTTTTGTTTGTTGTTTGCTAGAACCTTAAACTCAACCCATATTGGGATTGTGGTTTTATCCCTTACACTGTCAAATAATTTTTCAACTTCTTCCGAAGCAACATCTAATTTTTTCATTTTCTATTTTTTTTAAATTTATAAACTATTATCATTATCGATTTTATATTTATTAATAATTTGACCGATTATCTCATTCACTTTATCAATGCCATCACACCCAATTGATTCTTTTTCAATCTCACCTTTAAAAATCTCACACTCTTTTAATAACCTATGTACTTTTGATTCAACCTCATCCATAATTTCTTGAATATTATGTTCTAGATTCATCAAATTAGCACCCATTTTATAATACTTAATATTTAATTCATCAAGTTCCATTTTTTCTTGTGCTAATTTATTTTGTTCAAGAGCAAATTCTTTAGATACTGGTTCTAATTTAATTTCTTTTACTTTCTCATTATGTTCTTTTTGTATTTGTTCTAAACCTTTTTCATTTAAAACCGATTCTGATTTCTCAACCAAATCATTTACCTTTTGTGCTGCCTCTGAATTAAAAACACCAGTATCTACAGCCTCTTTTAAATTTTCTAAAAAACTACCCATTTTTCTTATTTTATGTTATTATTATTTATATATTGTGATTTAATCCATTCAAGAAAAATAATTCTATTATTCACATCAAAACCATATGAATTATTATTACCATTCCACCATAACGAACTATTATTAAAATCATTAGCATTTGCATGTTTAATTGCATTCTCTTTAGTAAATTCAGGAATGTATTTAAATAAATTTTTATCATCATCTGAACAAACGCCAACCCAAAGTTTATGTTTTTCAAGATAATTAATTAAACCTAAGCATAAGTATGAATTAAGTTTATCATCTTCGTTATTTTGCTTTAAATTTATAATCATTTCATCACAGAATTCAATTACTTGTTCTGATGTAAGATTTTTACAACTTTTATTTAATGTAACTGTTCTAAATTTGAAACTATTTACATTATCATACTTACCATCAACCATATTATAAATAAAAACAATATATTTGTCATCTAAACGTTTTTTTATTTCATCTACAGTTATTTCATCATATTTACCATCATCAAAAGTATGAGTTTTCTCACCGTTAGACATACCAAACACCTTTTCATAGTATCTAAAAACAGGTAATGGTGTAACTAAAAGATTATCATTTTTTAATAATTCAAAAACGTTTTCAAAATTCTGTTCTATAATTTGACTAATGAATGTTGAATTTTCAAAAAGATAAACTAAATTTTGTTTGAAATTTTTTAATTTTATTTCATATGTAACATTAAACCAATCTTCAGTAAGTAGTTTATGTTGTTCTATAATTCTTTTGTTTTCTTCTAAATCCATTTTTTTTTATTTTTTAATATGCCCCTAATTGTATAATTTCGTTTGCTCTAAATTTCCACACCTCATGAGTTTCATTATATATTACCCTTTTTATAAAATCATTAATTTTAAATGAAATCTCATTTCCATAATCATCTTTTGCAAAGATAATATTAAAATTTGTAAGTTCCAAGTAAATTTCAGAATTATTTTCAATTTTATCAGTACCAAATTTTAATGGAATGAAAAATTCTAGTTGAACATCCTGAAAACCAAGGTCTTTAACGTGTAAATATTCTGTTAGTTGTTCGATTTTATTTTGAACATTTTCACCATTTTCTCTACTAACAGTTAATGGATATTCGAAAGAATTTACTTTTTTTAGATAATCAATCTCAACATAATCACCATCTTTATTCTCAAATAAATCAAAGGTTTTACGCAAACCCTTATCAATAGGGGTATTATTAAATATGTATTTAAGTGGGTATTTATCATCTTTTGTTCTTCGTTCCTCAAGTTCCAATGTAATAACCTCACCCAATGTTTTACCAGAATGTTTATGTTTTTCATCAAAAAAACCGTAGTGTTCATATCTTCTACCATATATATCTTTCATACCATAATTAGTACCTCTTTTATGTGCTGTTAGTTCGAACTTTCTCTTATCACTATTTTTTAAAAAATAATCAGATTTTTTTAATATTTCATAAAACTCTTGTACGTATTTTTCATCCCTAGTACCAGCATAAAATTTTTCTAATGTTTGGTTTCTATGTCTAGCCCTTTCAATCTTTTCATCACCACTATCTAATGCATCAGATTTCTGTTTTAATATATCGGATTCCACATTAAACAATGCCATAGCTAAATATGACATTGTTAAATGGAATTTCAAATATATTATAAATGCAATGTTTTTAAACCAATTAATCATTATATTTGTTTTGGTATTTTGTTTTATTATCAATCAGCTTTTTTAAATTTGTTTTCTTTTTCATTTTATTCTGTTTTTAATGTTTTTTTTATTATTTCTTTATAGAATTCACTTCTATCGTTTGTAACCTTTTCAAGATTATATTTTTCAGAAAAATCAACATATAATTGTTCACCTAGTTTTTTACGTAAATCAGCATCTAATATAAGTTTTTTTAGATATTTCTTCCACTCTTTATACCAATGTATTTTATCAGATTTTACCAGAATACAATTTTCCATATGTTTTCCATCAACATTATATGGTGGAATATCAGTACAAACAATTGGTAATTTTCTACTCCAACACTCAACTTGTTTAAGATTACTTTTTAAAGTGTTGAATTTATTATTTTCTAATGGAGCAATAACAATATCAGTTTCATCAAGAACGGTTGCATAAATATTTGCTTTTTGTGTCCATCTTCTAGCAAAAATACCCTCATTATAATACCTATTGGTACGTTCTAAGTTTGATAACCATTGGATGTAATCATTATCTTTAATAATTTTATGATTATCAGTTAAAATATTTTCATAATACAAATAAACACTTTCATCTGACCTGATTGGTCTTTGATTAATTGTAATTACATTATTTCTATATTTCTCTTTAAGATGTGCTGGAAGTTTAGGAATTAAATCAACATTACCCCTTGTTTTATTAATAGCATCAACTGTTGTTTTATTCCATAAATTAATCTTCTTTAACTCATTACCAAATTCCTCGTTAAACTGAACATCTGAAGTAGTACCAACAGTATCCCAACCAGCAATAATAACTTTAAATTTATCTTTTAACTCTTCATCAGCAGCCAAAGCATTAAACACACCTTCAAGTTGTTCAATATCACATTTGTGGCTAGAACCACCAGCGTAAGTAATCCTTACTCTTCCATCTGGGTCAGGTTTCCAATTATTTTGAAACTGTTTCATCCATGTTGGGTCAATAGAGTTAGGTAAAACAATAACATTATCTTTTTTGGTGATTTGTTTTATCTCATCAGCAAATAAACTAGTGGTTGTTGTAACATAATCAGCAATTTTTAAATTATCAATAATTGGTTGATGTAATTGGTTTTCAATACTATATTCATATAGTGGGTGTTTTTTATGTAAATGCCAATAATCATCGATATCTACAACTAATAGTGTACCATTTTCTCTTAATATTTTCGATAAATTAAGCATACTTGAAACATCATCAATTAGTTGTCTATGATAATGTATAATGTGAAATGTTTTTAAGTAATCAATAGTTTTTGGGTCATCAAAATTCAGGTTTGAGTTAATTTCAACATGAAAATCTTCTGAATGATTTCTTTCTAATTCCATTGCAGGTGTTTGTGTTCTAAAATAATTAACACCAGCACCATCGCTGTTATGAAATAATATTCTAATTTTTCCGTTCATTTTTAAATTTTATAATTTAATGTAATTTAATATTAATTACGTAATTAAACGGAAAATCTTGAATTATTGTTTATTTTTTTTCTTATTATTCTTTTTTGGTAAAAATGATTCTTTAGATAAATCGGTTAAGGGTTTAATATCAGTTATAGGTTCTTTACCTAAATCTTTAAATTTATCACTAACCTCTTTTATATATTCAATTTCATTATTAACATGTTCAAAAACAATATTGTATATTACACTAATTTTTAACAACCCCTTTTTTTCTAAATCATATATATGCCAAGGTAACCCAGATTTATCATCAACAATAATTATTATTGATTCACCTGGTTTGATATTATATTGTTTTTCAATAATTCCATCATATAATTTAATTGTTAAAGATTTATTAAAATAAATATTTCTTTTACCTATGTTTTTTGTATTACTTGTTATCTGATATTTCATATGTAACTAATTTAAACCTTGTAGTAATGTATCACTATATTTAATACCATCATAACCTAACTTAACTGCTTTTTCAGCAATAGCTTTGATTTTTAAATTATTGGGTTGAATATCGTTTCTTTTACCAATTTCATCGAAATTAACATTTGGAAACCATACTTTAGCTAAAACGTCTGATGGGTTTTGACTGTCTTTTAAAACAATCCCCAATTCTTCAATATCAAGTAAATTATCGAACTCAATCTCATATCTATAGTAACCATTCATAGGTTTTAAAATAAAGAAATTACCAACAACAGAATGTTCTTTTATTGGTTCTTTTCTATATGCCACAATCTTTGTTTCATTCTTCTCAGGGTTTTCAGAATGAACCTCACTATTATGTTCATCCATCATATTTAAAAATTGATTTTCATCATCAGAATAATAATTAATCGTACTGTTTAAATCAACCTCTTCAATACCTCTATTTTCTTCATAATCATATATATCCTGGATTCTATTTAATATTCTACAAGCATCCCTTTCATTTTTATTTATAATAATAGCAATAATTGGTTCATTACTCATCATAGCTTTAACATATCTATGGTGACCATCAAGTATATTATTATCAACGTCTAAATATATTGGATATTTATCACCCAATTCAACCATATTGACATTATCACTAAAGGTAATCCCTTGTGTTGGGTTGATTTCTTCAGGGGTTACTTTTTTAATTGTATATGGTATATTCTCACCATCAAATTTTTCAATAACAATATTGTAAGGTATACTTATTTGTGGTAAGTATGATAATTTATATTTCTTTTCCATCTTATTACTTTTTTTATAAATACTTGATTATAATGTAATATATTTAATATTCTCAAATTTACCATATTCCTCACAATATTCAATTATTACCTTAATATTGATTAAATAGAAATTCATTGGTTTGTACCTACCGTCACTTTGTTGAACATCGTAATTTTGATAATAAAAAATTCTAGTTGGTTCTTCAGGATACAATTGTGTATAGCATTCATCAATACATCTTTTTAAATCTTCAGTTTTAAAAATGTAAATTGTATCTAAATCACCTAAAATCCAATAGTCCGCTTTGGTTGTCAATATACCTGATTCATTACCATTACAATGGGTTTCAATCACAAACCTACCTGTTGATTTAAATTTTAAATCATGTTTACACTCAATAGTTTTATTTTTATCAACCAAAATTATATCATAATATTTATAATTTGATTCATCATCATTTAATAAACATTTAGTATTTAATTTTTTAGTGATGTCTTCAATCAATTTATTTTCAAAGACATCACCAAATGTTTTAGATTCGTTAAAATTCATTTATTACCTATTACCAATTAATCTTTTAAAATTCTCAATTAAACTATTATCAATACCACCATTATTAGATAATACCTCTTTATATTGACTTTCAACACCCAATATTGATGCAACATCCATTGGTGTATATTGTTTTTTACCTGTAACACCCTCAGTTAAATCAACACCTTTTTTCATGATTTCTGAAATTAATCTGTTTGCTGTTTTTGATACGTTATCAAAAACTTTAATCATATTATCAGGATTTCCACCCCAAAGTGCTATATAATTAAATGATGTTGTTTTTAAATCAAAACCAAATGCAGCCAAAACCATCCAAGCACATAATTCAGCTTGTTGTTCAACAACTGCCCTACCTTCTGGTTTTCCAACAAAATAATCACGCATTTCTTGGTTTCTATCCTTAAGATAGTTTTGATGTAACATTTCATGTGATATTTCATGTGCTAAGGTTTTTGTTAATCCAACATTTGTACCATCACTATCAATAATTTCAATTTTACCACCAGCACTTGAACCATGTGCACCACCCAACTCATCAGCACTAAGTTTTTTTATTTCAATATTTTCTGATGTTGCAAATTCATATAATGCATCATATATTGGTTTAACTTTTTCATCTTGAATATCCAAATCTGCCCATTGAATATCTTTATCTGCTAATGATGGTGCGATTAAATCTTCTTTACCTTCCATTAAAACTGTATCGGTGATATCATACGCATCATATAAATCAAAATCCCTACCGTTAAATCTACCAGCCAATTTAGGTGCTAATCTTTCACTCTCTTGTGGTGTTAATTGTGAAACATCCCTCTTACCAACAGACTTTAAAAACGAATTAATAATTTCATCCCTAACCTCTTTAGAATATGGTATCAACCCCATTTTACCAGGTTTCCATAAATAAATTGGTGATGGTTTTTCTATAATATTTCTATTATATCTCAACCAATTTGACCTACTTTTAACCAATGTTGCTTCAGGATTTTGTATAAAAACTAAAAACGTATTAGCTAAACTAAATTGATGACCTTGAGCACTTCTAAATTCTAAAATCTTTTTTAATGTAGCTTTAAATTCTTCATCATCTTTCATATTAATGATTCTCATTTTAAACTCTTCAAGTTTATTTAATATTTTCTTTTTATCAATTTGAACATCACCCAATCCAGCATCTGAAATATTTGAATTTTTAACACCATCAATAACTGTTTCTAATGATGCTAATAATGATTCTTTACTCTCATCACTAGGAACACCTTGCATACTATGAACTTTCTCTAATGCTGGTTTAATTCTCTTTTCAAATGCATTCCTCCATTGTTCTTCACTTTGCCCAATATACCAAAACCAAAAACCTGTTTTGTGTGCTGGAAATATGTTTTTAAATTTATTACTTTGCGACCATTCAGCACCATAATTTTTAAAAATATTTCTATATTCAAAAGTATTTTGATTTTCAGGCGCATTTGGGTCAATATATGCTATAGGGTTACCCCTTAGGTCATTTGTTTTACTGATTTTATATGCTTCGTTTAACATAATTTAATTTATTTTTATATGTAATTATTTATCATTTAATTTTAATGTTTTTCTAGATTCTTCCCCAGAATAAACCAATTTATTGGAGTAAAATGTATATTTTTTCTTTAGTTCTTTAACATATTTTTTACCTGAACCACTTTTAACATATGCTATTGTCATATGTGGATGGTAATTAGGAAAGTCATTTTCATTAGGTAATTTCCTAACCACCTTATTCATTTCTACTAAAGACTCGGAATCAATATCAAATTTAACCACATCAAACTCAGGATTTTCAAACAATGTAATTTTTTCAGTACTTAATTTAATTCTTTCTAATGGAAAATTATGTTCAAATAAATCAAAAACTTCATTACTTTTTACTTTATTTAAATCAAAACCATACAATATTGTTACGTGAGGGTTTTTCTCAACACCATAATCAGGTTTATCATAAACATCTTCAGGTTTAATCATATTAATTATATTATTCCAATTATCAATATCACAATAAGCCATTAAACAACCCTTTTTATTTATTTTTTTACTAACGTTTTCAACTAGGTTATTTTCAATTATTGTATTATTTAAATCATTTTCAAATTTAAATTGTGGGTTCTTAGCTTTTGTATTTTTTAATATTAAATCTAGTCTATCAAACTCTTCTTTAATATAAACATCATACATAGAATCAGACAATACAAACTGATTTTCATTTTCTTTTCTTATTAGTGTTACATAATTAAAAGTATTAATATAGTTCATCATTTCATTATAATCACTAAAATTATCTCCGACAGCATCATAATAAATGTTATAATTATGAATTAACCCTTTTGCATATAAAACATGTGCAATGTCTCTATGAAACACACTAATATTTTTATCCAATACAAATAAATCACCATCAATAGTACAAATACCTCTTACATTATTATCAAAATTATTTAATGATTTTGGATTTTTAAATATACTTGATGATAACATTTTTTTGTTTTTTTCAATAATACTTCTTTTTTCACTAATACTTGCTACTGGTTGCTCTTTTGTTTTATCATCATAAACCTTGTTAAAATTGTCAACAGTATTAGGTATTCCAAATTCTCTTTCAGCATACTTATCAGCAACCCCCTCATTTTTAACACCACTAGTAAACGGTTTCCAATGTAATTTTCCAGTATATTCAAACTGTGGATTTTTATTTTTTACTTGTTTTAATAAATATTCAAGTCTTTTTTTCTCAACATCAGACCCTTTATAAATAACATCTGAATTGCTTGTACTTAATCCAAATTTATTAGTATCACCAATTCTTAATAAGATTAAATATTTAAAATCCTCAACATTATTACCAACATAATAATAAACCTCGGTCCACTGTAAACCTAAAGCAATACCAATTTCATCATGAACAAAATCTTTATCATATGGTGTTACATAAATATTACCCTCTAAATCACTAATTGCTCTTACATTATTTTCAAAACCTTCTAATGATTTTGGGTTTTTATATATTGGTATAACAAAACCTCTCCTTGTTTTGAACTTGGCTACTGGTTTATTTTGATTTTCCTGGGTTTTTTGAATTATACTATGTTTTGTAAATTCATCTGGTATTCCAAACTCCTTTTCAGCATATTTATCAGCAACACCCTCATTGACATTATTTGATTGTATGAAATTAATAATATCAGATTTATTATTTTGTAACTTATTTGAATAAATTTTTAATAATACATTTTTAAGTGTATCACCAATAGCTTTACCCTTTAAACCTATATCAATTAAATCATCACCATTTACATCTAATTGTGAAAACGTTAATGGATATTTACCATTTTTAAATTCAGACACCACTGAATCATAACCTTCAGGGAGAATACCACTGTTAATCGATTCAGGATATATTGAATACATGTTATGTACAATTGACCTTAATGCTATTGGATTGTCTGTTCTATATGTTGTGTTATAAGCTTGTGATAAAGCCTTAATTTCCTTATATATTTTATCCCTTTTTGAATCTTCACTACTAAACCTTTGTAAATATAATTCTGATGGATTTTCAACAGAATTTAATAATAAAAATATAAATTCACCAACGGTCTTTACATAATCAAAAGGTCTTGAATCAATCTTTGATTGTTTAATATCAAAACCAAATATATATTTATATAATAAAGTATCTTTTAATAACTGCACACCTATTCTAGGGTTACCTTTGGTTACTATTTTTTCAAATTCAATTAAAATTCTCTCAGGTGCAATCTCATTTATTTTAGATGCGTTCTCCTGGATTAATTTCATTGTATTTGGTTCTATTTGAAAATTAAATCTTGAAGAAAATTGTACTGCTCTAAGCATTCTTAAAGGGTCTTCACCAAACGCTTTTGGATTAACAACCCTAATTATTTTATTTTTTAAATCTTCTCTTCCTTTATATGGGTCGACAATATTATTGTTAATATCTTTAGCTATTGCATTTATTGTAAAATCTCTTCTATATAAATCATTCTCAATTGGTAGTGTGTGGTCTGATGTAATTTCAAAACCCTTATGGCCACCATTTGTTTTCTTATCTGTTCTAGGTATTGCAATATCAATATCCTCAGTAGCACCATCAAGTTTAAATTTTAACACACCAAACGATTTACCAACAGAATTAACCGTTCCGTATTTACTTAAAATAGTTTCTAATTTATCCATTGGGATATTGGTTATTAATAAATCTAAATCCTTTGAGATTTTATTTAAAAACTCATCTCTAACTGCACCACCAACACTATATATTTTACCACCTAATGATTCAACATCATTTTTAAATGGTAAATTTTCTGTTGAAACATCAACCTCTTCTGTCATATGATTTAAATAACTATCATTATATTCATTATCTACAAAAGTACTATTAAATTCTGAATTATCAAAGTATTTTTGTAAATTTTTTGGTATATCATTAATATTATTGATAACATACACACCACTATCAATCTTAAATTTAATATATTTCCATATTGATTCGTCAGTATATCCTAATAATTTACCCACATAATACCCTTCTTGAGGGGTTTTATCTGAAACATACCCACCCCTTGATTTCATATATTGATGTAATTTCAATGCATTATCTTCACCTTTATCATTAAAAACAATACAAGTTCCAACATCATGTTTTAGTTGTTGAACTAATATTGTATGTAATTGATTATTGTTTATGGTATCAATAATATCCTTATCATAATTAGTTCTAATTAAACATATATTTCGCTTACCATCCAATACTGTCTGTAATGAATCATTAACATTATACGCTTCACTAGCATCAATCTCCTCATGTATCGGTTTTATGTTTATGTTTTTTATTTCACCTTGATTACAGGTTTCACCACCACCTAGTCTACATTTTTTATTTAATGTAACTAAACCACTACCTTTAATTGCTGAAATTACCCTTTCCATCAAAACCTCTGCAGTTTCAATATTATCTTGACCAATAGCGTTATCAAATGAAAATTTAGATGTACCATCTTCACTAATTTGTCTATTTATTGTCCTAACAATACCACCTATCTGTTCCTTAATAACATACTCGTTTAATGTTAAATATTCTTGTAATGCTAGTAAATTATTATGAAATTTTTCTTTATCTTCAACCCTTTTAATATAACCCTTATAGTTGTTCACACAATTATCAAATTCATCAGCAATACGTGATATTGATTTTATTCTTTTATTTGGGTATTTCTCTTTCTTCATTACAAAATTAATAAATTCCTCATTAATAACGTCATTATCACTCACACCATAAGGAATTTGTGCCCACATCCCATTTTTTGTTTCTAAATCATTATTATCAAAATCGGTTAATATATCAGTATTACCATGTTGAAAATCAAATAACTCATACATTTTTTGTTTGGGTGCATAATGTTTATTCCATACATAATTATTTAATCCATAATCAACAATAACAATCTCAGGACTACCATCCTTTACAACTTCGCCATAGCTTGATGCTCTAGTTAAATCAAATACCGCTAAACCATTAGTGTTAACCAAATCTTCACAATCAACAGCAAATTCATTTTCTGTTAAATCAGGTTTACCATATTCAATATATGTGCGTAAATCCCATAAACTTGGAATTCCAGTTAATATACAAATTCTTTTTTCTGAAACTTTTTTTGCTTTTTCTGATGTAACCCAAATAAAATCATCAGACCCGTCATAAATATTATTAATTATACTTGGTTTGTAATAACTATTAGCTAATTGATATTCAACTTCATTTTGTGCAACACCTTTTATATTTTTTGCTAATTTTAACACCTTTGTACCATCAATATCAAACACAGTTCTACCTGAACCACTACCTAACAATGTTAAATGTTCTCTAATATAGATAACCTTTTTTGAGTATGATAATTTATTAAATTCGTCACTGTTTAATATTTCAATTAATTTATTATAATCCATTATAAAACATTTTTTTAATAAATACTAAACATCAGTAAATAAAGTTTTTTAATATAAAAAAAAATGCTGAAATTAATCAGCATTTAATATTATTGGGTTTTCTTTTTACTTTGAATTTCTTTAAACACTTCTAGTATCACACCTCTTATAATCTCTTTGTTTTCAGTTAACACCTGTTTAATTCTTTCAACAGCATACATCTCAACAACTGCATTTTTAAAACTATCTTCAACAATATATAATAAGTTTTCATTTAAATATTTATTACATATATTCTCAACACTTTCATTCATAACTTGTGGTTGTTGATTAGGATATTGTGGATAATTAGGATATTGTTGGTTAGGATATTGTAGTGGGTATTGTTGATTGGGATATTGTGGTTGTATTAGATTTTCAATCTCACCGTATAGTGTACTACCCTTTTGTTTACTATTTAGTTTTTGATACATCAATTCTTCTCTACCAATATCATCAATCTCGTTAAGTTGTTGTGGTTGTTGTTTTGGTTGGTTTCTATTTTGTGTTGTTTGTACTAAACTACTATTTGGTTTAAATACGGGTTTTTCATTCTTTTTTATAGCAACCTTATTATCAACCTCCTTTATTAATTCACTTGAATGCGTTGGAATATTTTTTTGTAGTGATTCAACCAAACCATGTAAAAAAGCCATTCTTGGTTGTACACCATTAATAGCATTACCATTTGTAATTGTCTGTTTACGTGAATCAATTTCTGATTGTAATTTACCTAAATTAACTGTAGTATTTTTCATATTTTATTTTATAATATTTTATTATTTTTTATAAATACTTAGTTAATTGAAAAAAGTTTTTTTATCAAACGGTATTGTTGGATTTTCCTTGTTGTTTGTATTATTATCTGTTTTTAAATTTGTTAATGTTTTATTTTTTGTATCATTAAAAAACTTATTTTCAGGCTCTACATTTTTTTTAACTATTGTATCATAAAGATTAGCTAAACCACCAACTATTGCAGTATCAGGAATATTCTTAGATTCAATATCTTTATTGGTTACTAACTGATAATTCTTTTTATCATCAATAACCACTGTGAATGTACCCTTACCTTTTTTATAAACATTACGAGCAATATTACTTAAGTTAACAATATCATCGCTATTAATCTTCCTACTCTGATTATTACCTCTTCTAATACTATCCCACTTAGCGGTTGCAACTTGATTTTTATTTAAAGTATCACCTTGTTGTGTTTTATCATATTTATAATCAAAATCAGGTTCTTTTTTTGTTGAAACATACGCTATAACATTGGTCATATCATCATCACCACCTTCATGATAACCAGGTGGTATCATAACTAAACCATTTGAATCAATAAATTTTTTACCTGTTGGGTATATTTTTTGTATTTTATCCATTCTAAACATTCTCCAACCAGGCTTTACACCTTCATTATCAATCCAAAAATCATGATTTTTACTTAATTCCATAGATGGGTTTTTTGATGGTCTTGTTGGTTTATTTGAGAAATGCCAACTATTTTTTGGATTATCTTGCCACCCTCTTAAAACTAAATTACCTGCTTTTGATGTACCTAAAACATATGGTCTTATCGTTCTATAACCACTGGCTGTTTTCTCATCACCAGTATAATAAATATAAACCCATTCGTGATTTTCAATATATTTTATAATATCATTCTCACTAACAGATTCATTTAAAAAACCACGAAATAATTTTATATTTTCAAAAAACAGTTTAATTTCATTTAAAATCATACTTTACTATCGTTGTATTCATCATTTGAATTATATTTATTTTTTGCTAGTAATCTATTTCTAGCTAAAATATCATCAGCACCACCTACTGATGCATTATTATCACCCTTACCATAATTATCACCATCTGATAATGCATCTGGATGTAATACACTATATTCCTTATTTGAATTATGGTCGTTTTTTGCAAGTAATTTATCTCTAAATTCTTGGTTTAATGTGTCTAATGTGCTCATTTTTTATTTGTTTTATTTGTTTTTTATTATTCTTCAGAATTTTCATAATTCTTAAATGTCATTGTTAGAAATTCACTAAGATGTGGAACAGTATCTAAATAATTAACCTCACCAACATCATACCAACCATATTTAACATGTTCTCTATTTAGTTTAACATCAGTAGGGTCACCCTCATATCTGCATGCATAAAGGTGTTCTATATTATTATCCCTAATTATTGTAAAAGCTTTAATAATGGATTCTATCTCAAGACCAGTTTCTTCAAGTACCTCTCTTTTAATTGCCTTTTCAGGTGATTCACCTTTTTCTATTCTACCACCTGCCAGTGCCCATTTATTAGGCATCCATATTTCAGACACATCAGCTCTTTTTAATAAAAGAAATTTATTATCACTATTAACAATTATTATTGTTACATTTTTTGCAACATCTGTTGACTCATTTAAATTAGCCAAATTCATAGGTTTTAATTCAGAATTTGGATTTGATTGTATTTCCCTGGTTATATCACCACCCCTTTTAACAGCAGCCCTATCGCTATTTAATGTTGATTCGATAAATGAACGCATTAAATCGCCACCACATAAAACATATTGTTCTTTACTATCAGTTTCCTTATTAAAGTAATCAAAAAAGTTTTTCAACCTTTTTAATGACTGATATGTGATTGTTTTATTATTAACTAATGTTTTAGCTCTTTTCACACCCTCAACATTAGGGTATAATATTAGTGCATTACTAATTTTATTAATAATTTCATCGGGTATCCTGTAAGATTTATCATATAATTCAGAATTTGCCATATTATTTACGTTCTAAGAGCTTAATTAACTTATCTATGTGTTCTTTATCCATTTTATTTATTAACCCTGCTATGGTCTTTATATTCTTATCAAGGATATCATTATTATTTGATTTATTGGATAACTCAATATCGTTTAACTTATCAACAATACTATCTTCAACAATCTCATTGGAGATTTCATATTTTTCATCAAGATTTGTTTTTGTTTCGAAATTTTTTTCGAAATTATCCATAACAACCCCCATTATTTTATTGGCCCATTCAATATCAATTTTTTTCATATTATTTGATTGTGAATTATAATCAGATTTATAATATTTTCTATAATCAGATTTTAATTTATTTGGGTTTTTATAGTAATAT